GTGCGTCGTGAAGTGCAGATGCTTTATTGATCTGCTTACGAATCATATTAAGTGTGTTCATTTTTATACTCCTAAAGAAATGGGTGAAATTAACCTTCTCTGCTTATGCAGGATCCGTTTTTTCCGTTTCTTCAGTCGTTTGCGTCCCATATACACTCGGGAGTTGATTCCTTTAAGGTTTCCGCCAATTCAATCTTAACCATTTTGCTAAGATCTTCATTTGCCTTAATCCTCAGCATAATAGCATCGGCTTGTTGGCATGTAAGTGTAGAATAAAGTAAAATATCAAACATGGGATCAACGATTAGAGTGATTTTTTCCAGCGACGAATAGAAGTATGAGATGTTTGATAAACTTCTGCAAGTTTTCTATCAGATACAGATAAAATAGATTTATCTTCACTTACATCTTTTAGAAAGTCATCATACATTTTACCTCTGGTATGTTTTATAGATTTAGTAGTAGCGTATTCTTTTGGATTACGACTTCTACCTTTCCACCAACCAGAAGGAATATCATCCTCATAAACTACTCGTTCATTTTTACCATCAGTAACACGAACTTTACCAAAACAAGGATGTTTTTCTCCAGATCTCTCTCCTTTTGGAGCAGAGTAAGAGAATGAAACAGATGTTTGCCTTGCTTTATTAGCAAAGTGAGGATTAGTATCAACTTGATAAAACTTATGAAGTTTTACTTCTGCTTCAACTGCTTCCTCTCTAGTAGCATGTTCGGTAAGAATGATTTTGCAGGAAGGATTAAATGTTTTGTCTCCATAGGAACCAAAATAATTATCCTCCCCCACCGAATTACACTCACATCCTCTACTACCAATGTAGCCTCTCCCAAAGGGTTCGTAAGAGTAGTAAGTATAATAAATCATTCTAATTGCTTACGCTCCGTTGCGCGACTTACTTGCGTCGGAGATTTCTCCGATAAACGACAGGTCTATTATAGACCTCATACCTTATTTAGTCAAGCGACCCTACAGACCAAAAAATTCCTGGAGATTTTTTTCGACCTTTTTTGGAATCACTTTCGACTTTTGGTTTTGGGTGGTTCATTACCCCAGAGTTTTGGATTGATTCTCCCCTCACTCTGTTTCATAGTTACGAAGTTGTCTCTATACTTGTCCCAGTAATGGTCAAAGATTTCAACTTGCTTTTTACCTAGAGCAACATCATAATGAGACTCTCCATCTTTTTTATACTCTATTAGATAAGCAGTATATGGAAGAGATTTATCTAGTGCCTTGTCTGGATCACAGTCTTCATAAAGAATTCTCAACCTCTACCTCCCCAAGTAATATCTGGGTATGCTTCACTCACAATCTCTTTTGTAATCTTATACTTATCAGTCAGTTTTTTATCCTTTACGAGGCAAATGACTTCTGCCTCAAGTGGATGAAGTCCTTCAAGAATGTTAATGAACATTGTTTCACGACGAATCGCATTCAGTCCAGGGTTTCCTCCTTTCAAAAAGTGATAGAAGTTCTTAAATTCTCTACGAATTGTAGTGTGTCCATTCTTATCACTTGAACCCATAGAAAAAGAACCAGTCTCGTGCATACGACGAACTTCTTCTGTAATTTTAGTCGTCAATCCACCATTGGACTTTGCTTGATCCTCAAATCCAGAATAAGGAACTTCTCCCTCTGGAAGAAGAGATGTAATAGTTTCATCAAAGTTCCAGATAAGAACTGCAACTAGTCCATTATCTCTGTACTTTTTTAGTACTTCAATTTTCTTTGCTTTACTTCTTTGCTTTGAGACTAAATCAAGAACCTCAAATACAAATGGATTTCTTGGAAGTTCTAGTGAGGTAGATTTAGTTGTTGTCGTTGTCTTCTTCTTCGTTGTTGTCGTAGTCATAATTTTCAAAATTAAATGCAATTACTTCATCAGGAATTAGATTTCCTTGCTCGTCAAACATCTCCGGGTGAGGTCTTGGAACTTCCCGATAGTTCATCATATATTCCCTAGCAGTCCAACCACCTATTAGTCCCACAATAAGAAATAAAATGGTTAGAAATGAACCAAAGACTAAACTAACTGCTAACATTTTTCTTTCTCCGGGATACTACTTGTCTTTTCCGTGTTTTGATGGAAAATTCGAAATAGATGGTAATCTCCCTTCTCAGAAAGCAAACCATCTTTTCGAAGATGATATGAAATGGTTGGACTTGCTTTCTTTTACCTCCATTAAGTAGGAAATCAACACCACGATTTCTGTGGTCTTCTGATTTATTTATGTTAGGACTTGATGACTTGTTGTTCTCTGAGAAATTTGATTGTGTCAACACATCCTCCTAAATTTTTATCATCACAAACTACTTGAGGGAATGTTGAACCCTGACCAAACTTAGCATAAAACTCTTGTCGTGTAAAGTCCTCTCCAAGAGTATGAACCTTGTAATCACTACCAGTCATTTCTAACACTTGTTTGATTTTATAGCAATAAGGACAATTATTTTTCGAATAAACAATAAAATTCATAAGTATTGTAAGATTTATATTAATTTATATAAAAAAAGGAGGGGTTTAATCCTCCTTTATTATAGCACCTTCCCACCACAGAAAGAGTCTTCAATTCCAAAGATACAAGGATGATGAATACTCAGATATTATAGGGTATTTTGATGTTGTTTCACAGCAAAATGAAATACTTCTTTACAGATTTTGGATGACTTCTTTAAGTTCTTCAATTTGTCTTTGTTGTTCTTTAAATGCTTCAATTAAAATGCCAACAAGTCCATTATAATTTACTGACTTTACTTCTTGATTTTTAGATACTAATTCTGGTATATAAGATTCAACCTGTTGAGCTATGACTCCAACAGATTTTTCGCCAGTTTCTATCCAAGTAAAATTAACCCCTTCCAATTTACTAATAAGTTCAGATGCATTTTTAACTACTTTTACATTCTCCTTTAGTTTTCTATCAGAGGTTGAATTAAATGTACCTGCGGTTAGTGTATTGGTTGAAGGATTATAACTTAATGCAGCATCAGTTTCTGCTCCTTGAGATCCTGTAGCAGCATCTACGAATACTGGATATACTGTTTCATTTGTTGAATTATTAGCAGTTACTGTAAATTCAGTTGCTGTTGATGCA